GGATCAAGCCAAATTCAAAGATATCAGTGTTGCTTATGAAAATCTAAGTGATCCGCAAAAGAAAGCTGAATATGATCAACAACGTATGTACGGCGGCGGACAACAATTCCATTTTAATACCGGCGGAGGATTTGATCCTTTTGCTAATATATTTGGACAAGGACATCCGTTTGGAGATATATTTGGTAACATGCGGGGTGGACATCCACATCAACTGCGCCGTAATAAAGATTTGAACATTCAATGTCAAGTTAGTTTCCTCGATAGTTACACTGGTAAACAACTTGAAGCAAACTTTAGATTACCTAGCGGACGTAATCAAAATGTTGTTATTAATGTTCCAGCAGGTGTACAGCACGGTGATACTATAAGGTATCAAGGGTTGGGAGATGATAGCGTACCAAATGCGCCACGTGGTAACCTCAATGTTACAGTTGTAGTACATCCTGATCCTAAATTTAGTCGTCAAGGGGATGACTTATATACTACTGTAAACATTACACCTATTGAAGCAATGATTGGTTGTAGAAAAACTATACGAACTATAGTAGGTGACACGATCGATTTAGAAATACGTGCCGGAGTCGAGTCTGGCGTTGAATATGCTAGTAATGGAAATGGCTTTCCAAATGTAAATAATGGTATTAAAGGAAGATTCGTAAGCGTAGTTAATATTAGAACTCCAGCAGTTACAAATCCATTATTGGTAGCAGAACTCAGAAGACTCAACGATGCAATTAATCAAACATCCTAATCCAATATTAAAACAAAAGGCTATTCCTTGGGACTTTGCCAATCATATTAATGCCGAGCGTGTAGAGAATGACATGCTCCAGCTTATGAAATCTAATAACGGGATTGGACTTGCCGCTAATCAAGTAGGCTTAGATCGTAGAGTATTTGTAATGCGCACACAAGATGGCAGAGAATTTGGAGCATTTAATCCTGGTATACTAACTGCCGAAGGCCAAATGCTAGGAGAAGAAGGCTGTTTAAGTTTTCCCGACCTATATTTAAATGTTTCACGATACCAAAAAATTACTGCCATGTATCTTGACAACACGGGAGAAAAGCGTATAATAGAACTTGAAGGCATTGACGCTAGATGTTTCCAGCATGAGTTAGATCATTTAGACGGCGTATGTTTTACAGACAATTTAAGTCCATTGAAATTATCACTAGCAATTAAGAAATCACAAAAGAAGAGGAAGAAATAATGGTTGAACCAAGTGACCACTTGCAAGCAGTATTTGAAAACGCAATTGAAACTGCTAAGAAATTACATCATGAATATCTAACAATTGAACATTTGTTATTTGCCATGATGAATGAAGAATCGTTTAGTGGACTGATTGAAGGATTCAATCATCGATCAGTACAACTAAAAAACGACTTAGCTGATTACTTACAAAATAAATGCGACGAAATCACAGTCCAAGATGTTGTAGTTAAACCTAAGAAAACTCAAGCTGTTGAACGTGTTCTTAATCGTGCGTTCACACAGGTCTTATTTAATGGACGTCAACGTATCGAGCCCACTGATGTATTCATGGCCATGATTGGCGAGAAGCGTAGCTGGGCAGTGTATTTTATACAAAAGGCCGAAATTGATAAAGATAAATTCAACGATTATGTGAACAATGCTTCTGAAGAAATGGATGAAGACGGTCAAGGCCCGGCAGATGGTCAAGGTGATCGTGCTCTTAAGGCATTTACCACTAATTTGAATGACGAAGTTACCAAGAAGAAGATTGATCCCGTTATTGGCCGTATTGATGAACTAGAAAATATTGCTCTAGCATTGGGTCGACGTAGTAAGAACAATGTAATACTAGTAGGTGATCCAGGCGTAGGAAAAACTGCTATAGCAGAAGGTCTTGCGTTTAATATTGTTAATGGTGCTGTTCCAGATTTCCTCAAAGATTACAAAGTCTATAGTTTAGATATTTCAGCTATGCTAGCTGGTAGTAAATATCGTGGTGACTTTGAAGAACGCTTTAAACATGTTATCAAAGCACTACAGAAGAAAGGTAAGACTGTCTTGTTCATCGACGAGGCACACATGATCTCTGGCGCAGGATCTGCTAGCAACTCAGCTAACGACCTAGCTAACATGATGAAGCCGGCGCTGAGCAAAGGTAATATTAAAGTTGTAGCTTCAACTACCTGGGAAGAATATCGAAAGCATTTCGAAAAGGATCGTGCTTTGATGCGTCGTTTCCAACGCATCACTGTTGACGAGCCAACTATGGAAGTTACCAAGCAGATTCTTAAAGGTATTAAAAAGTACTATGAAGGCTTCCACAATGTTAAGATCCGAGACGACGCTATCGATGCCGCTATTAAATTGTCTATTAAATATCAAACAGACAAGAAGCTGCCAGATAAGGCAATCGATTTAATCGATGTAGCTTGCTCACGTTTTAATCTTAAACTGGCAGATGATCGTATTATTGGCGAGCGTGAAATTCAATTTGAACTTGCTAAAATGATTCAATTGCCAGAAGAAAAGATCATGGAAACTGAATCAAGCAATCTTGCTACACTACAAGAAAACTTACAAACACAAGTGTATGGTCAAGATCTAGCACTTACAGAAGTTGTAGATAAGATTATTGTTGCTCAAGCAGGTCTTAAATCAGAAAACAAGCCTATTGGATCATTTGTATTCATGGGCCCAACAGGTACAGGTAAGACTGAAACTGCTAAAGCACTGAGTAAACACTTGGGTGTTAAGTTGTTACGTTTTGATATGAGTGAATATCAAGAAAAACACAGTATCAGTAAGTTGATTGGCAGTCCCCCGGGCTATGTAGGCTTTGAAGAAAATGCAGGACAGTTGATTACTAGTATTCAAGAAGCACCTAACGCTATATTGTTGCTAGATGAAATTGAAAAAGCACATCCAGATGTAATGACTGTATTGTTACAGGTCATGGACAATGGTTTTATTACTGGTTCAAACGGAAAACAAGCAGATTGCCGTAACTTGATTGTTATTCTTACCACTAATGCTGGAGCAGAAAGTGCTGAGAAAAACGCAATCGGTTTTGGTGCCCAAGAAAAGGACTATAGTGATAAGGACTTGAAGAAGTTCTTAACTCCAGAGTTTCGTAATCGTTTGGACGGAGTTGTTACATTCAACAAACTGGCCAAAGAAACAATGGTTAAAATTGTTACCAAGTTTATCGATGAGCTACGTGCCCAAGTTAAAGACAAGGCTATCAAGATCAAGATCAATAAAGAAGGTATTGAGTGGTTAATTGCCAAAGGCTTTGATAATAAGATGGGGGCTCGTCCGCTACAACGTGTTATTGACAAGGAAATTAAACGTGACCTTGCTAAGAAAATGTTGTTTGGCGATCTTAAAAACGGCGGCGTTTTATCTATTACTATACAAGATGATAAAATAGTGCTAACATCAACACCAAAAGAACCTAAAGTTCCTTTACTAACAGTTGATAACACAAGTGAATTAGTTAATAGCCCAATCGATGGAATTTAAAACAACAAGACGCTTATTTAGAAACACATACCAGTATAAAATTGTACTGGTATGTGCCGGTTCGAGTTTATTTCGTAGTGGCGATGTAGAAGCAACACTTGATGAACTAAAAAATATATGTTTTAACAAAGACAAGCCTCGATATAACAATCATATCAAATCTAAAGATGATTTAGACTATGCTATCGGTCTGGCATCAGAGCTAGCTAAAATGGCTGACTATGATTTGCGAGTCGAAGCACCTTGGATTAGCATATACACTAATAACGAGTCCGATGTTAATAAACTAATTAATTTAGATTCTGGTCATGTAAAATATGTAAGTAAACCCGATCCTAGTACTAGTTTAGCTAGCGGAACTATAGTAATGCCTAAAATGGCATTTGATTATCGTATTACGCTAGGTAAAACTACACAACCTAATTATTCGTTTATTGAATGGGCAGAATCTAGTAAAAAGTGTAAACTAACTAAAAGTTGCGTAAGAGACTTAGGAAAACCGCGCAGTTGGGGCGGCACACACTTCTATATTACTGGTGATAACAATTTACTACTGGCAAAAATGCATCTAGGCGGTTCCATTGCTAAAGTAGAACGCATTGTTAAAAACTAAAGCCCTTCAAAAGCGATAAATACTCTAACCGCAGAGTCATCTGCTGATATTACGTTACGGGCTTAAAAATGCGAATAAATGAACTATTAGAAAATAAACATTTCAAAGAAGACGATTTTGTACAAAAAACCGGTGAAGGCCGTGAATTAAACTTTGATTTAGCTGAAGATCTTATTCATTTTATGAATCAAGACGACGATGTATATCGCCGCCACACTTACCCAGCTATTGCCAATTGTGTGGATAAACTTGAAAGTAAACGTGACCCTAGCATTGGTATTTTTAAACCTGCTGTAGAAAACAGCTACAAAATATACGTTAAAAAGTTTCCTATACGCGAACTACCTGATAGTTTAGACGAAGAGCTATGTAAACAAATTTGTGAAAAAATTCACGAAGAAGTTGTACAACATATCAATGACGGAAAGTATAAGGAATAACAATGTTTTTACGAGAACTATTTGTTAATCCCAAACGTCCGTTATTAGAGGGCGGTAATATATGGCCCGAATCGGAAGAATTCGATCAAGCAATAGCGCAACATCTAGTAAACGAAACTAATAGATATCTCAAAGGTATTAAAACTAGCGCACATGTAATAGGTAGTGCGGCTACCCCGACTCCTGGTAAAATGAGCGGAGATTTAGATGTTATGGTAGATGTTACACACTTAATGCAACATTTTGGCACTAAGGATGGTAAGACTACTAGAGTTGAATTAGAAAAGTACCTACAAGGCCAAGGATTACAAACTAGAAAAACTGGAGTAACTGTACATATATTGTTACCTTACAAAGGTAAATTTTATCAAGTAGACATAAAGACAGTTGCTAATGCAGAAAGAGTTCGTAAATTCCATCACCATACAATTCCTCAAGGTAGCCCATACAAAGGTGTTCATAAGCAAATGATGATGAATGCCTTGGCTAGTAGTCAAGGTTTATTATGGAGTCCAGATGAAGGGCTTTATGCCCGAGATGATATGGGTAAGAAGGCAGGATTTATCAGTGATGATTTAGATGTTATCGCCAAACACTTGTTAGGTAAACATGCTAAAGGTACTGATCTAGGCAGTGTAGAAAGTATACTAGCCGCTATTCCAGATGAAGCTCGCCGTAATGATATATTCCAAAAAGCAAGTAGCGGAGCAAGTTGGCAAGCAGTGAGCCCAACACCTGTAAATGAAGAAACAAAACCTACTGTAGGTCGTAAGTATCAACATATCGAAGATCTAGTGTTTACTAACGGAAGCAATGGCGGCTTGCATGCTGTTGAGAGATTGCGTCATATGGGTTCGGCGGATCAAGGTGGGATAGAAATCAAATGGGATGGTAGTCCTGTAATATATTGGGGGCGGGATGAACGAGGTCAGTTTCATATGATTCCAAAGAACGCCTGGGATTATTTAAAACGTGGTGTACCGACTACTAAAAGCGGAGCCAGTACTATGATGAACGGCCCCGATGATATCACTAGATTTGTGTTAGGCACAGGAGATGCTGAAAAACATGACAAACAACGTGTGGCATTTGCCCATGGATTAGGTAAGTTATGGAATTATTTTGAAAGCGTTAGTCCAGAGAGCGGTTATATAGAAGGCGGCATACTGTTTAGCCCAATACAACCTGCTAAGTTAAACAAAGCAAGTGGCGATTACGAATTCCAACCAAACATTACTAAATTTCATATTCCAAGCAACAGCGATTTAGGTCAGCGCATCAGTCAAGCTAAGATGATGGTAGCGGCCACTGGTTATTATGATAAGCTAGGCGGTGGTGAAGGTCGCTACCCTAATGCTGAAAATTTATCAACACCAGACGTAATAGTACAAGGTACAACTTATGTAGAACAAGCACCGGGAGTCGACGAAGCGGGTTTGAAAAAAGTTGCCGCTTATATAACAAAACATGCCGCTAATATTGATAGTTTTGTAGCAGGGCAACCTGGATTAAGCAAACCTGGAGATATATTGTACAAATTCTTTAATCAGAATCTACGTGTTGCCGGAGTTAAGACAAAATTTGCCGAATGGGTACACGCAAATATCAGCGCAGGGCAAGCACAAAAAGTATTAGCACATCCCGGTTTAGACGCAGTACTAACTGCTGTCGAAATGATTAGTAATGAAAAAATGAAACTGATTGGCAAGTTGAGCCAGGGCACACACGGCGGCATACGCCAAACTAAACCAGAAGGATATGTCCAAGCACATCCTGGAACAGGATTTGCTAACGATTTGCCTGGACAGTTTGTTAAAACTATTGATCAGGCCAACTGGGCTCCAAGGAAAGACTAATGTTACTACGTGAATTTTTAAATCGTACCGGGGAAGGCAAAGCCTGTGTAGTAGGATGGGGCAGGGGCATGGGTCACAAAGGCCATATGTATTTGGCTGATGCTGTTATAACCGAAGCCAATGATCAAGGAGCAGATCCTTACTTTGTTGTTAGTCGTACTGTGGGCAAGGACGATCCTATTACTCCAGAAGAAAAACTAGCAATCTATCAAAAAGTATTTCCCAAGCATGGACATATATTTCATACAGCTACCGAAGAAATGCCCGACTTAACCCGTGTACTACGAAAGCTAAATGAACACGGATACACAAAATGTACGGTTGTAGTAGGAGCAGATCAAGTTAAAGCTCTGGGATACGTAAAAAATTATAACGGTACTCCAGATAAAGCAGGTAATATTCCGTTTAATTTTGAAGATGGACTAGACGTTATTAGTCGCCAAATGACCAAAGCTAAGACTGCTAACATCGAAGGACCACGTGCTACTCCTATGCGAGCCGCACTTTCAGATCCTAATATAAGTGATGATGAAAAGTTTAAAATATGGCGCGATGCCATGAGCCCAGAACTTAGTGACGAAGAAGTACGTGAACTAATGGTCAAGGCCATAAACCGTATGAACGATCCTAGTTTTGGAAAAAAAGTTAAAGCAGAAAGCGTATTTAAAGAATCGATTAAATATGCTAATAAGGTAATAAGAGAAATGAGAGCTAAAGAATTCGTTCGTAGACAATTAAATGAAAAAGCAACTATAACATCTGCTACGCCAGATGCGCCATATGCTGGACAAGGCGATAGTGACGATTTAGCAGATGAGCATTTAGCAGGTTTGAATCATGCTGTTAGCTTTCCATCTATTAGTATGAACAAGAGTAATGGTAGTAGCTACTTACAATATCGTTTTGGTTTAGCGATGGCCGGTGCCCATCCTAATCCACATGACCATATGCCTGTTCCAATGTCAACTGGTGGTGCGTTTAGTGGCGACCCATTAATTGCTCCGTTTAGCGATCAAGATTTAGAAATAGTTAAAGCCGCTGGCAAGCACATTGGTGCCGGTAAGATGACTAAGCTAGCCGACAGAAGTAATGAAATGTCAGATACTAATAAAATTAGTCCTGTGGCTAAACAAAAGAAAAACAGATACGGTATATAATGAGAGCCAAAGAATTTTTATCTGAACGTACTGGAACACATCATCCAGATCATGCGGCTGTACAACAAGGTACAGGTGTTGAGCGTGATCCCGGTGGTTACTATCCTAACTATCATCAGTTGCGTACTGGTCTAGCATTAGCTGTGGCTGATGGCAGTAAGAAAAAGATAGATATGGATCACGAAAGTTGGATGGGGCCATTTTGGACTACACATCCATTTACCGAAGTAGAACATAATATGTTTAAGCAAGCTCGTCAGACTATTCCAACAGAACATCATCAAAGAACTCCTTGGAGTAAAAGTACAGAGCCCGACGGTGGTAATAAATCTAGCCCAGTAGCTAAACATAAAAAGAACAAATACGGAATTTAATATGGACGAAAAATATCATTTAGCACTTAAAACAGCATTTGCTAGTGAATATGCCTTTGCTATTAAGGCGCAAAACTTTCATTGGAATTGCGAAGGTCCATTGTTTTATCAATTACATTTATTGTTTGAACGCATTTATACAGAAGTATACGACAGTATAGATACATTTGCCGAACAATTACGTGCCCTTCAAATATATACACCAGCAAGTTTACAAAAGTTTAGTATGCTTACTGCTGTTAAAGATGAAAATGAAGTACCAGATTTTCACGGAATGTTAGGTGAACTATTAGAAGACAGTGATCGTATGGCTAATATTTTTAAATTAACATTCACTATGGCTGANCACAACGGCGATCACGGATTAAGTAACTTTTTAGCCGATCGACAGGACGCACATAAAAAGCATAGTTGGATGTTGAGAGCGAGTCTTAAATAATGGATGAACTTGCACGTCTCAAGAAGTTAGCAGGCATTAACGAGTTTAAAGGCCTACAACCTTATGGCGGAAGCAATATCAGTATAACTGGTACAGAGAAAGCAATAATAATGCGTGAACAAAATATACAGCCTGGAACTGAAGAGTGGTTCAAGTTGTGGTTTAGTTTACCTAAATTTATGAATGGCGAACGTGCCGTAGGCACTGGCTACAGAGGAATTAAAAAATGAAAATTAAAGAACTAGCAGGATTAAGTCCTAAAGAATTGTTAGAAAATAGATATGGCTATGACGATAGCGGTATGAGTCTGGATCCAGGCAATGACGAAGGTCCGGATAGCTGGGATTATAGTGCGGCACACGATAGAATTGGTGCCGGAGATCCGCGACGACATACCAAGTTGTTTCATCATAGACCAGTAGATGTTCCACACGATGTACATATTAATGGCAAGAAATGGAAAACATTTGGATCACATAGCCATGCTAGTAATGTTGCTAAAAAGATTAAAGGAGCAACTGTACACAGATCTTTAGGAGAATCAGCTAGTGCTGGCGCAACTAGTGCCGCTAATATTGGTACTGTAGATGCGCCACAATTAAGCCCAGGCAAATCCCGTGGTAAACGTAGTTATTTAGGTAGTCCAGGTACAGGATCAGGAACAAAAGCACCAGCACAACCTAAAGTAGTACAGCCTAAAAACAGTGATGGAACTGCTAAAAATGGTTTAGACATCAAAGCCAGCTTATTTGGCCAGGCAAAAGAGTCAGTAGTCATCAAAAGACGCTAAATATATAAAGATAACGGAGTATACTCATGCCAGCAGAATTAGACCCAACAACAAGTCCAGAAATGGATACGCCAATGCCAGATATGGGCCAAGAGCCAAAGACATTGGGAGCAAATGACAATGGAACAGATCGCGAAGGCGCTATGGCCAAAGCTGATTTGTACAAATTAGCCAACTATTCACACAAGTTATTCAAACAAATTCATGATGAAGATCAAATGGAAGCATGGGTACAGGCTAAAATTACCAAAGCCGCAGATTACATCGCTAGTGTTTATCACTATTTAGAATACGAAATGAAGTTTAGCGAGTATGGGCATCATTTAGACAACAGCGATACTTTAAGCGAAGGACAAAAAATGAGAATCAAAGAAATGCTAGCAGAAGCTAAAGACAAGATGAAAGATCTTAAAAAGTCCCAAGCTGAAAAAATGAAAGAAAAGAAAATGGACGAAGGCATTCTAAGTGGTGGAGAGCGTCCTTGTACAGAGTGTGGTGGTACTGGTATGGTTTATGAAGAACCAAAACCAATACCAGCTCATGTAAAAGGTAAAGTTGCCAAGTATAATACCATGGTAAAAGCTACCAAGGCCGCTCACAAACGTATGGATGCTAATCACGATGGTATTCCAGACGAAGAAGAGGAAATGGACGAATCATTTGATGAAAAATCTAAAGTTGGCGACACAAAGAAAACTCGTACTGGTGTAATGACTAAGACTGATACTGGTGTAAAACATACTAACACTAGCTATCACGATGATGGTGAAGCTGAAGAAAAGTCAGGCAAAGGCGTCAAGAGTCATGCCAAGGCACAATCGGCTGCTGAAAAGAAAGATCGTGCTCCAGCACAAAAGCAAAGTCCTAAGAGTGCTAAGACATGGGGCATGAAAGACGGTTCCAAGTTTGACAACCGTGATAAAGTAGACGAAGCTAAGAAGAAAGGCGACGGCAACTTAGCTAACAATGCTAAACCATACGACAAAGTTACACGCGGTGATGTTATTGCTGGACGTCTTGGTAAAGACGAAAAGGGTGGCAAGGCTGTTAAAGAAGCCGCACCTCGTGGTCAAAGAAGTCAAGACTCTGCTATAAAAGTAGCTCAGATTGGCAAAAGCAAAAGCCCTGGTGCAAACTTAAAACAAGGAGCAGAGGACGCTCTTGAAAAAGGCAATCAT